TCAATGCGTTTCGAGATTCCAGTCGCGCGCCAGGCTCGAAACGAGAGGCACAGGGGGCGTTACGCTCTCGCAGGGGATTTCGCTGTCCCAAGCATGGCCGACCACTACCTCGCCAGGACGAGCGTCACCGTCGTAACGCGGTGTCACTAACACCGCCAGGGCCCAATACGGCTGGCTGTTCTCCTGGGCCCAGCCGTTGAAACCTTCGATGAGCAGAGCCGCTTCCTCCCGCGAGAACGTGCGCGGATCGAGCAATTCCAGGGCCACCGCGCGGGGAGGAAGATCGCGCCAATGTTTGGGCTGCCAAGGATCACACAACGCGATCCACAGCCGGAAAATCGGTGATATCGCCCCTCGCTCACGCAACATGATCGCAACCTCCAGCAATCGCTGAGTATTGAATTCCCGCCGTCCCAATCTCCGTCACCCATCTCCACCGGCACTGACTTTGCCAAACCCTCACTCGGCCTCGGAATCGTCGTCTCGGCAAACATAATCACGGTATTTCAACCAGAGATTCCCGTTGACCGCTGGGCCGCTGGATAGTATACATACGTTCACTTACGTGTCAAGTTTCCATCGGCCACAGTTCTAGCGCGGTGCCTTACCCGTAAACGGCTCGACGTCCGAAAGAAAATGTCCCGGACATTTTTGATCGCCATGCTGCTGAATGATCGACATGCCGCCGTGCTCCCCGCTCAGTCTTGACTTTGTGCTGAGAAAACCGCCATGTTCGACTTTGCGTCCAACGTCCGCCGTTTGATGGCTCGCTCGGGCCTGACGTTGCAACAGGTGGTCGCGGCCACCGGGCTGCATCAGCGCACGGTGAAGGCTATCTTGAACGGCAAGCATAAGCCCCACGCGCGGACGCTGCATCGCTTGGCGACCGGGTTGGGAGTTCCCTCGGACGAGCTGTTCCAACATCCTTCGTTATTAACTCATCGCTTGTTCGATCGTCATACGAATCCGCTCGTTGATGAGGTCGTGCGCGCGCATCCTCAGTTGTTCGAGCGTTGGAGCCAGGCGGATTTTGAAGAGCTTTATAGTCGGTTTGGGACCGGCGGCGCGCTGACCGCCGACGGGGCTACGGAAATCGTCCGCGCCATGAATCAAAAGCGAGAGGTGCATCACAAAGTGGCCATGCTGCTGGAGAGTGGAGAAGCTCCATTGCTAATCGGATTTGTCGACTTACTTTACCAAAAGATCCTCGTCCCCCAAGACGCGACCGGCGCGGGGTGACAACAGGCTGTCACCCCCGGATGGTTGAACACGCTGCCATTTTCTTCACGTTTCAATCGAATTGTCCGCCGCCGCACTGCTCGCACGCCTCGCTCCGATCCACCACGAACGCAGACGATTGCCCCACCGATTGAGACGCTGCTGCCGCGCTTGGCAACCGCACGATTTGCCGCGCCATCGCTGGTATCGGGCCTTGGTCACGCCCACTCGCTCCAGCAGCCACGCCACCCAATCTCCCAGCCCCAATCCCGCAGGCGGCTGCTTCGCCGGGCAATTGCGGCGCGTCCCGGGCGTCAGCGGGTTGTTGCAATGTTTGCACGCGCCCCGCTCTCCCAATTCGCAATCGCCCGGCCAGTATTCAAATTCTTGTGGCATGAGCCATCACTCCCAGGTCTAACCGCTGGTCACGGTCGCGTGCGGTCCAGCCTCATAGATCGTCGCGCAGCCCTGCGCGTTCAACGTGCCATTGGGCCTGACGGCGGTTGTCATATTCACCCAATTGGCGCAATCCAGCCGCGAGGGATAAGGGGCCGGCGATTGAAACTGCCATTGAAAAAATCCAGCCGAAGGGCTGAAGCTATCCAAATAGAGCGTTGCGTACTGGTCGGCCCCAGAGCCGAACGGTCGCGCGAACACCAAACTCAGCGACCATTGATAGGGCCGGCCGCATTTGACAGGAAAGGTGTACTGATATTTGCACGTCTGGGTCTTTGTCAGCACGAAGGTGCCGTTGAAATCGTCGCAGGCAGCGCACGAATTCGCGCCGCCCGACGGGTAGATTTCGGACAGCGTGACCGTGAACTGATCGGGCAGCTTTTTGCCCCCCAGGCAATCGTCGCACTTGAAACAGCAGCATGGCTGAACAGGAAGCATTTTAGGGACACCCAATCCAGGTCAGGTTGTAAACATCGGCTGATGGGTCATACGTGGCATGAAATGGAGCACTGGCGGAATACTGGAAGTTGTTTTGCGGATCAGCCAGTGTGACCGTCGCGCCCGGGCTCACGCCGTCCCAGTACTTATTGACGCTGCCATTGGTTTTTGATCCGCTCAATGTGCCGGTGATAAAGCGCGCCTTGCGTTCACAGTTGATCAGCCGATATTTGCCCGCGACGTCATCCCACACCGCGCGATATTTCGCGCCGCTGGGGGCGTTCTTGAATAGCTCCTGGCTGTCATGAACCGTCGTCGTGCTTCCCGGCGATTGCCCCTGATAATAGTTGGAGACCGCGGCCGAGGTTCCCTCGCTCGACCAGTTGGTCGACAGCGTACCTTCGACCACCAGGGCCGGCGGTTCCAAGACGATGATCTTCCATTGGTCGTGCCGCGCGTCGTATACCGCATATCCCACCGCGTTCTGCAAACCCTTGAACAGGTAGCGCCCCGTCAAATTGGTGGCGCAGTTGTAGACCGTGACGGCAGCTCCGGGATCCGCGCCTCCCCAATAGTCCAACACCAGGGCATTGTCCGAAGAGGCTTGCGTGAGGGACAGCGCACTAGCCAGGCGGAACCGCACGAAGCGGGTTGGCTCGTCCACATGCACGGCATAAACCGGCACGCCCGCGATCACGCCCACCTGGCGGGCCAGGTAACGATCGCCAAATCTCAGCCGCATTTTGCTGGCGGCCGACGATCCTCCGCTAGGATTGAGCACCGCCAGCCAGCAATTGGCGCCGGTCCCAAATGGATCGCTGCAATACGCCGTCGCGGTTTCGTTGGCCACGACGATTTTTCCTTGCCACAAGCAGGTCGCTTCGTCGTGCGTTTCGGAGTAAACGCTGACGATGTCTTGTTTGTCCTGGGCATCGCGCGCCGCCACCAGATACCAGCCAGCGGTGGGACTGGCCGCGAGATCTTTATAAAGCGTGGCGCAGTCACCAGACCGTAGCGTCAGGTTCGACCAGTTGGTGGCGGTTACGGTCTGCCCCGTCGGCAACAACATATCGATCGCCGCGCCCGCCAGCACGCCGGGGTAAGGAACAACCACGTGATACAAATAGTTATCCTCGACGCGTACGGCATAGATGGGACGCCCATCGGCGGGGCGCTGGCCAATCCGATAGCCGACATAGCTATCGCCCGAGCGCAAATTCGTCTTGGCCGTGCTGCTGGATCCCACCGAGGCGTTCAACACCAGCAGCCAACAGTCTCCGCCACCAGCAAATGGGCTGCTGCAATAGGCGTTGGCCCCGTTGCCCGTGGCCGTGATCTTGCCCGGCCAAAGGCAGCTCGATTCCTCGTGCGTGGCTCCGTTGACCGTAACGATCGCCGAGGGGGCGTCCGCATGCTCCGCGATCCACTCCCCTTGCATACGATGAAAGGGCAATATGTTGTGCGCCGCGATCGACGTATCCGACCAATTGCACGCGGTAAACGTGATCTCGGGATCCGACACGACCAATTCATCGCCATTCCACACGCGAACGCGCACGGTCTGACTGCCGGGCTGGTCGTCGGAGCGCGGCGGGATATCGGTGGTGGTTTCGGCCAATACCTTGCTAATGGGACTCAGTCGACCAAACAGCACTCCCTGGTTCGCATCTTGCGGGCCCTCCGCCGTTACGCAGGTAGGATATCCCTTGGCCAACAGCCAACTGCCGGCGCGCACTCCCCACCCCTCGCCATGAGCAGGCGAGTCTCCTTCATAGAGCGCGCGCACCATCCCCGTGCGATGGCACATCCCTTTATCCCCGGCGTCAACGCGGACCGGACCGTTGATCGCATAATCGGTCCCCAGCGTCGTGCCGGGCTGCGTGCAGGTGACAAATGTCACGCCGTCCTCGACCACGCAGCCGACGATTTGCATGACGCCAAATGCTGGCACGGTTTGACTGCCAACATTCTTGAAGGCAACCGTGGGGCGCGCCACGGGCGTACTTTGAAAAGCATTCACAATGAAAGCCTCGGCTTGGTTTGAGAGCTGGATTTGCAAATGCGCGCCACGTGCCGCGCGGTCAGCCGACGCTGACGTTCTTCGTTCATATCTTGCCGTTCGATGCGCCGTCGGCCGTGATATCGCCACAAGCCGCTGCTCAGCTCGTTATCGCGGGCAGCCGCCGTGGTCGTGCCCGCGGTGCTCACGTGATAGCTCACATGCTGAATCGCGCCGTCCAGGTCCAAGGGAACCAGGCCCGCATAGTGCGCGGTCTGCGGCGTGCGTGTCTGGTAATCGTGCAGGATCAAGTCCAACCAGGCATCCGCCGCGGCGTCGATGGCAGCCGCATTGCTTTGCACGCTGTCGATGCCATACAGCGCGTTGTATTGCGGCAGGTGCGTCACCACCAGATCGTCACGCGGCACGCAGCGCGTGGGCGTGCCAAAGTTTCCGCCCGTCGATCGAGTGCGTGAGTAACGCATGCGGATCGAACTCTCCGGATCGCGCACGCCGCACGTTGCGCGCAATACGAGCTGCGCCTCGCCGCGCACCACTTCATAACCCGCGCCGCCGGTGGCCGATGCGTGGGTATTGCGAAACACTGGCTCCTCAAAAATCACCAGCCCCCGCGCTACATCGATCGCATAGGGGCGTTGATAGATCGTGCTCAGCGTCGATCCGCCGTCGCTTTGATTGGGCGTAGCGATAGGGGCCAGGGAGGCCGCGGTATTGGCCATGCCCCCCTGGTCGGCAAACCAAACGCCAAACACCAGCGCGGGCCGATTGGCCAACTGGCCATTTTCGGTGGCCACCGCCACCAGTTCATCCTCGATCGGCAACAACTGTTCCAGATGGTCGACTTGATTGCCCGCGGCCCCTGTATAACCGGGGATCGCGACGGGAGTCTTGATGCGGTAATAGCGAAACACGCTCTTGGCGGCCAAGGGGCGAAAGGCCGGAGCAACCTGATGGAAGTGGGGCAAGTCGACCCGCGACCAGCCGCTCGAGGGCCGATAGCTCAGTTGCTCGATCGGCTTGAGCGTATCGTCCCCTTGGTCGCTCCCCTCTTCCAAGCCGACCGCCTCCAGGTGAAAGTCGACTTGATAGCGATGCTCACTCCCCAACACCGTGACCGCGTCGGGCAGCTCGGGCGGGTTCACGGTCAGCGCATTGTCTAGCACCGCCTCGGTCGGCAGGGCCGCCCCCACGCCCAGCAGACGCAGCGCCACGCGATTGTCCAGCTGCAACACCACGCGGCATCCCAGATCGTCGCACAATTGCGCCAAGGCCTGCGCGGGGTTCGTGGCGTCCCATTCAATGCCCGGCCGGGTATCGTTCGGCAAATCGCTAACGTCGTAATCGGTCTCGCCCATCGCATCCAGGCAGAGGGCCGCCAATTGCCGCGGCGTGCGTTCCGTATCGATTGCTCCCGCCGCGGCGTTTTGCAAACCAAAGTCGTCACGGCGCACGTTGTAGCTGCCCGAGATGTGACCGAAGCGCCATTTCCAACGGCGATCCAACAGCGACAAGCGCCAAATCTGGCCGCTGGCATTGCGCTCCAGCGTGCTGTAGTCCACCTTGCAATCGATCCACTCGATCGTGGTGCTACCATAGGTCAGTGTGAGCGTTCCCACCTCGGCCGTGAAGTTTGATTGCGGCGCGATCACCAGCGTGGCCACGCCGGGCGAGATGCCGTGCGTCATCGATACCGACGCCGCCACCAACTGATCGATTCCCGGAAAATGCGCGAGCCCTTGCATGCCAATGTCCTATCGATGTGCCCACGGATGGTACGAGACGCCGTCCAATTTGCCCTGCGATTATTCAGGCCAGGCCGTGGGCACACCGGTCAGCGGTGCCACGTCCTCAAAGCTGTACGACCAACTGATTTTGTATTGCGAATAGACCGCGTTGCCCGGCAAGCCGCTCCGCTTGGGCAACTCGCGGCGGATCTCGCGCTGGTCGACATGCTCGGCCAGCGGCCACAAGGGTGCCGCGGGATCGGGATAGGCAAACTGGCCAACGGCCTGGCCGGATTGCGTGGCCCGATAGGTTGTCGCTTCTTGCAGCAGTTGCTTTTGCGGCAGGCCATTGACGGGCTGCAAGTAGCCAAAACGGGGCCCGCCACCGCGCATTTGGATTACCTCGATCCATTGCAGCAGCCCCACGCTGGAATCGAGCGTTTCCGCTTCCAGCACGATGACGTAGGATCGAAACGTCGAGTACTCGGCCCCCTTCCCTTCCGGAAAGCTCGGTGGAACGACGATTCGCACGCCCCCCTGCGTGGCGGCCGAGATCAGCACGTGGCTGGTAGGCTGTCCGTCGTCCAAGTAAAAGCCGACGTCCTGCGCGGGCTGCGCATAGGCGTTGGTCAGCGCTTCGATCGCGGCGGTCAAGCTTGCCTGGTTGGCCGCTTGCAATCGCCCCTGAATCTGCCAACGCTCGCGCACGCCGCGCGGCGCGCCCGATTCGCTGAACAGCCCTTCCTTGCTGATCACCACCGACGCCTCGTTGGCCGCGTGCTGATAACTGCCATATTTCAAATACATTGCCGCATACCTCCCCTCCCCTTCGCACCATTGCGTTACTTCTCCGAGGATCCAGCAAGCACCGCTTACGGCGTGGCATCGTGCGTCGTGGTCAGCTCCGCGGTGCCTGCCACCTTGCGCGCGATCATGTCGAGGCTGAGGAAAAACTCCTGTCGGCTTTGCACCGTGGGGCTGCGGTCCGAGCATTGCAGCGTGGCAAAGTCGAAGGTCGTGGTATAACCGGTCGGCGGCGTGCCGCCCAGGGCATTGGTCAGTTGCAGTGTCCCAGCGGCGCCGGCCAAGGCTTGCGCGTACAGATCGGTGTTCGCCGTGGCCCAGGCATGCAGGGTGCGCAGCGCAATCGTGCGGTCGCCCTCCGGAGCATTGACGATCGTAAGGGAGTTCATGAACCGATTGGTCACCAGCGCGTTGTCAATCAACAAGTCAAACTGCTTGACCTCTCGCGCGACACTGGCCAGCGTGAGCGTGACGTCCGAGAAGATGTAGGGCTGGCTGCTGCTGGGCGTCAGCGAGGGAAAGGAGCCTGCCGCTCCCACGCTCTCGCTCTTGGCCACGATATCCAGCACCAGGCGCAGCAGTCCCCCTTGCTCGCCATGCAGCACGGCCCGATTCACCTTGCAGCCGGCATAGGTGAACACCTTGGCCACGCGATCGATCGCCAGGGTGAAACTGGGAAGCGCTTCAGCCAGCGGATAGCTCTTGGTGCCGCTGCCAGTGGGCGTTCCACCCAGGATGCGTGGCAGCCAGATTGCCAGATCCTCGGGCGTTGGCTCCAGCACCAATTGGCCGCTGACCGTGTACGGCCCTTGGCGCGTGTCATCGGCCGTATGGCTGCGCGTGCCGCGCAGGCCGGTCCGTTCCAGGATCACGCCCTTTTTGGCGATCGATTCGCTCACGAAGACAAAGGGCTCGGTCACGGCGCCGGGCGTGGCGCCATAGGTTGTTTCGCTGATGGTTGCCAATTTGGTCTGATGTCCCAATGCCGCCACGGTCGCTGTCATCGTGCATCTCCCTTTGAAAAGTGTCTTGTCCGCCCCTTGGATGGGCGGTGGATATTTTCATGCCATGGGCAAACGTTGCCCCGCGCCGCGTTGCGCGCGGCTGAGATTCTCCGACCGTTACGTCCGCCTGGCCTCGCGACTGTAAAAGCGAAGCAGCAGGGCCGAGGCCAGCAAGTCGTGCTTCCATGCTTCCAGCATCAGCTCCTCGGCCGGCTCGACCTCGGCGTTGAAGATCTCAGGCACGCCCGCCAGCCGCTGATGCCGAAACGATCGCGAAATCTGCTCGCGCCATGCCAATTGGCGATCCATGCCAGCGCTGATGCTTGCTTCCTGGTTGTCTCGGTCCCAGATCACCACCAGCACGTCATAGGCCACGTCGTCTTGGCCATTGGTGCCGCTCTCCGGCGGCGCGGCGGCTCGATGAGGAACCAACACGATCGCGGGAAGTTGTCCACCGGTCAGCTGCCGATCCACCGGTACCTTGCGAATTCGCACGTTCTCGCTGGCCAGTCCGCTCAGCCCGAGCGACCGAATGCGCGATTGCACCGCGGCCAAACACCGCGCGTGCAACGACTGGCTGCCATCGGAAACCACGGAAAACACCACGGGCGACACCCCGGCCTGGCCGTTCCAGGTCGATGTGAGATAGGCCAGGTAGTGCCCAACCGGTAGCGCCAGCTGTAGCTGGCCATCCCCATTCACCGCGCCGGCCAATCGCCAATCCGCGGTGGACAGGTCCAACGAAAAGTCACGGACGAATACCTGGTTCGTGGCCTGTGGCGTGATTCCGTCGATGCTGACGCTCACTCCGCTGCCATCCTCGCGATCAACCACGACCAACTGGGGCGTGGCCAGTCGCGAAGGGCTGCCAAGCGGACACAACAAGGGTGCGACCTGTGCGATGGCAATCATGTGATGCTCCGCCCCAAGACCGTGTTGGCATTGGTCACCGGATTGCCGCTGGCGTCATACAGTTTTTGCCGCAGCAATTCCACGGTTCCGTTTTGTCCCAACGATCCGCTCCCCTTTTTGATCAGCACCAGCGCCCACGGAACGACGCTGGTATCGATCACGCGATCGGCCTCCAACAGATCCTGGCAAGCGGCCACGCTCAGCACCCGTGCCAAGGCGCCATCTCCACTCACCTGCACCTGATTGGCTCCGACCCCCGTGGTCAGCAATCCGCCATCGCCGCCGCTGGCCACCGCGGGCAACGCGCTGAGGCCGCCGCGAACGGCGTCATCCACATCAACGCCCGACAGCTGAACCTCGGCATCCACGGCCGATGCGCCGGCGGCGCCGCTCACGGTGACGATCAGCGAACGGGCATTGCTCACGCCCCAGCGCGCGGCCGCCAGCTGAATTTCATAAATGCCGGGATGGTTCGTCGCATCCACCTCGCGAAACCGGCACTTGCCCACGGTGGGAGCCGCAAACGTGCCGAGCGTCGCGATCGATTCGATCGTACCGGCCGCCGCGCTATAGGCCGTCGCCGCCGCCTCGACATCGGCAATGGTGGAAATCACCAGGCCCGCGGAGTTGGCCGTCAGTCCGGTCTTGCCGCCATTGGTGAGGCTGGTGCTGTCACCGATTTTGACGCGCAACACGACCCCGGTCGCGCCACGCTTGCAGATGAGCTTCATGATTATCCTCGCATATTGCCAGACAACTCGTGCATGCCACCGCTCATCGATGCATGCGCGGGGGCATGCATCGTATAGTCGACCACGACGCGCGGCCGTTTCGTCGCATCGCTGTAGTCGGATAGATAAACACTCAAACAGCTCAGCTCGTCGGGTGTCTCTGGTCCAATCACGATCATGTCGAGCTGGCCTTGACGATGGGACACCGCGTCGGCAACCATTGCCGCCAGATTGTCGAACTGCAGATTGGTATCGATGTCCGCGGGTATCGCGGTGTCGCCGTTAGCGGTCAGATAATCCCCCCCGCCCCCCAGCGGTCCGCCTAGCGAATTCCAGGCATTCACACCGTCATACTTTTGCCAATTGGCCCCCAGTTCGGTCCAGCCGGTCTGGGACAACGGATAGGCGGCGAACACAAACGCCGCAGGATCCTCCGTGGCTTGTCCTTGGCCGGCGGCAAACAAGGTCAACGAGGCGTGGTCGATGGTGGCCGTGATGGGAATGGACGACAGATCAAAGCGAAACAGGCCGCGCACGAAAACGAACGCTTTGTTGCTATAGTCCGTCCCCAGATTGACTCGACTGGTCGTGCCAAAATTGTTCAGATCCAACAAGCCATTGTGCTTGATCACCGTGTCGATCCCCGGCGCCGCTCCCGGCTGCACGATCAGCTGCGTCATGACAGTCCCTCCAACACCACGGTCAATCGGGCGATGAGCGACGCCAGATCGCACGATGCACGCCACAAAACGGGCACGCGTTGCGACGCATCCTGACCCTCCGCCAATGGTTCATAGGCGATGGGCGTGTACGCAATGACTTCCAGCGCGTCCATGCGGGCACGTTCGATCGTGGCGCGCGCGTCCAGTTCGGCATAGCCCGTCGTGGCGCCCAGCGCGCTGGCCCATTGGCAAAAGTCCAGCAGCAACCGGTAGTAGACTCCGTCATCCGCGGCCGCCACGGCGGTTACCTCGGGAGGGTCCTCCGCAGCGCTCCACATGCCAAAGCCGACTGGCGTCCCGCTGTCGCGGGCCACGACGAAGGTCTCGCCACTGGCACGCAACCGCTCGATCTTGACCGCGTTGACCGCCGGTGCGGTGCTCCAGCAGGAGTCGGGATTCTGCCGCTGTACATTCCACAAGTCAGCCACCACGCCCAAGTCGGCCGACGTGCAAGGCGCAATCTCGATCATGATTTGGTTCCTTCGTTTCGCTGTTCGGCGTTTCGCTCAAGAATGTCCGAGGCCGTGGGAAAGTTAACGCTGCCGACGCGTGACCGTGCGCCACACACCGGTCAGGGGCGAACGCACGGCGCTGACGATGGTCCACAAATGGCCCTCGCCATCCTCGATGGCATCGCCGGGACGCGGCTGCACGCCTCCCATTTGCACCTCGGGCAATACCCAGGCCAGATCATGCGAGTCGACACTCATCTGGCGAAACTCCACGTCGGCCAGTTCCAGTGAGCCTCGTTTGGCATGCGTGATGGCCACGCTTTGCGTGCCATGCAAGACCACGGCCTCGCCTCCATCCACCAGCAAACAATCGTCCAACAGGTCGGGTGCAAAGTTCATGGCGTCAATCCTTGCGATGGAATTTCAAAAGGTTCGTCCTGCGCCAGTTGGGCATTGCACCAATCGACGCGGCGTTGAAGATGTTCCAGATACTCGGTCCACTGAAACGTTTGCCCCCCTTCGCTATAGGTGGGTTTGCGTTCGGCCGAAACCGCGGCCATCTGCTGCAGCGTGTTGTTTTTGATCGCGTTCAATTGATCGGCGGTACTCATCGTTGGGCAAATCTCCTGAAAGGAAGTGGCGCGAGGTCAAGCCGCTTTGCTTGCCGTGACGGCTGACGGGCGTGGGTCGGTGGCGTGCCCCTGATCGGTTTGCCAGGAGCACGCCCCGCCCGCCATGCATCAGCCCGTGCACTTCACGACAAATCGGGGATTCAGCACCGCGGCTGCCCCGCGCTCGCTGGCCTTGAAGCGAATCACGATGTCCTGGTTGAAGTCCGCTTCGCTGTTTTGCGCGGATTGGGTCACCGTGATGGGCCAGTTTTCCATATAGGCGAAAGCCTTCTTGAAATCGCCCATGAACCACCATTTCTTGGCATCGGCCGGAGTCTGGCCCGAGGCCACGATGCGCCGATACGCCAGGCGGCTTTCCTCGACCTGATAGTTGCTCAGCGGGTTGGCCGCCAGCGTGCTGGTGGAAGAGCCCGAGGGATTGAAGCGCACCTCGACCGCGTTGAACACGCGATGGGCGGCCTGACGATAGGCCGGCATCACCAACACCGTGTTGGCCTGCATCAACACCGGCTCGCCAGTGTTCGGATCCAGGATGTCGGCAAACAGCTGCTCGGCCGCGTCGACGTTGGTCCAGTCAACCAGTTCATTGCTTGCCTTGACATTCACCCACGGCGCGCTCGATTGATAGGTGTTGTAGGTGGTGCCCATCCACTTGTAGTTGTTGGTGGCGCCAATCACCAAGTCGATCAAGCGTTTTTCCTTGTTCAGCCCAAGCAGTTCGCCCACTTCGGCCGCACGGCTCAACACCAGATAGGTGCGATCGAAGAAGATCGCCTCGCGCGTGACCGGCACGATGAAGCCGCGTTTGGTGGTCGAGGGAGTTTCGATATAGTCCTCGCCAAAACCCAAATGCGGATACGGCATTCCCGGAGCGATTGCATCCGCCTGCCCCGCCAGTTTGGTCACGCCCGGAATCTTTTCACCATCCAAACGCGTGGGAATCGTGTCGACCAATCGAGAAACGACAAACGCCTCTTGGGTATAGGCGTCCATGATCTTCGAATAGATCAACTGGCTGGCCACGTTCAAGAAAGCCGTTGCGTCGACTCCCTCTCCAGCTTCCAGCAGGTTGACTCCGCCGGATCCTCGCGGATCCATCGACCGGACCCATTCGTGTCCGTCAGGGACCAGCCCCTCGGCCAGGTCACGCAGGCTGAAATCCTCGGGCCGCAAGTGCCGCTTTTGCAGGGCATCCACCAAATGGGCCGTGGCTTGCCGCGGGCCATCGAGTTCAAAACGTCGCTTCAGTTCTCTCGTCTTAACCACGTGTTCTCTCCTCGTGAGCGAAATGATTGTTGATGGACCATCGGTTATTGCACGGACTGCGGGCCGGAATGCGTCAGCGTGCCCACGATGTCGACCAGCACGGAGGTGCCGGCGGGGTTCACGCGTTTGGCGCAGTATCCGATCGACTGCTCGGGATTTGTGGCCGACGTGCCGATGACCTGCTGATTGAGCAGTGCGGTGCCGCCGGCGTTCTTGTCCACCCCCATCCGGGCACCGACCTCAAACGTGGCTGAAGCGCAGGCAAACTCAAAGACGCCATGCGTGGCCACGCGGATGTCCTGCGTGTCGCCATTGCGCGATTGCTGCATAGCGACCCCCGCGAACTTGTCGTGGAACGCCTCCTGAGTGGCCGCCAGCGACGCCCCATAGGTCAAGGCGCCCGCCGGCTTGACCGTGCCCGAATCAAAATAGACCAGGTCACCAATTTCGATGACCGTGCTCGACGCCACCGGCAAAACGACCGGATCGGTTTCGCCATACCTCCAACGCATCAGATTCGACATGGACAGTTCTCCTCACAAGGAACAGGAACGTTCAGTTGTTTGAAACACGCCAGTGCGAGCGGATGACCGACTGTCAAAGGCCCGCCCATTAAGCATTAACGGATCGCGCGGGCAAAGCTCTCGCCATCGGTCACGACCACGCCAGGCCGATCGGCGTGCCATTGCTCGCGTGCGATCGGGCGCGGTCCAGATCCATGGCCGATGGGCCGTTGAGCCGCGGCAATCAGGTCAGCATGCTCGCGGACCAGAGCGCGCATCTCGGTCTCGCTGCTGGCCATCAGCACGCGTTGGATCACTCGCTCACTGACCAGCTGGCTTCCCAGACCGTCGGCCACGTCCGGGTCGGGCAATCCGGCTTCTCGGAACAGTCGCACCGCCAGTGCGCGTCGCTGGCTCGCGGCTTGCCGCGCGTGCAACTCGTCGAGTTCCGCCTGAAGTTGCCCGACCCGGGCCGTCCACTTGGCGTCCAGTGCCTCGATCAGATCGGGGCGTTCGGCGCCAAGTTGTTCGAGCGTGACGGTCGCTAGCGCCTCGCCATACTCCTGTCGCGACTCCGCACCGCCGGCCGTCGCCACGCTTTCATACAGGCCGCTGGTGGTTGCCGGATCGGCGACCAGGTCCACGCTTTGCACCTTCACAATGGCTTCGACCACGGTTTGGCCGTCGCGCTGCGTGGTGCGCGCGGTCACATTGTGCGAAAAGCCCACATTCTCCGGCGCGTGCGCGGCGTCCCAGGCTAACTGTCCGGCCAGGGCATGCTTGGGATTGAAATGCAGATCGGCGAACAGGCCGTCCTCGCGAACACTGACGTTGCGAATGGCCCCCAGGCGATCTTGATAGTCGCGCGCCGATAGCGGATTTCCCTTGGGATGGTTGACGTTGACCTTGGCCCCTTCATACAGGGCCGTGGCCTGCGACAGGGCCGAGGGGAGATAGCGGCGCCCGTTGCGCGAGGCCAGCCCCAACACCTTGACGCCGCGCAGCACGCCTCCCGGTTCGTCCACTCGCAGTTCGACACCGCTGGAATTCACATACTCTTGCAGCACTTCGTCCATTGGACTTCCTTTCATGCGAAAAAAAAGAGAGCCCATCTGCCGGCAACCCAAGGTCGCTGGCAAATGGGCTCTCATTGATACCTACGCGCTGGTAGGCTCCCTGGGATACCCGTGCGCTAATGTGGCGCTATCGTTCGAATCGCTCGACGCGTCGCGTGATTCGCTGAATCGTTCCGTTGCTAAGAATCAACTCGACCGAAGCCGTACCATGCACCCCGTGCTGCAACACTTCATCGAGCAAGCGGTCCCACACTTCTTGCAAGCGGAGCAGCTTTTCTCGGTTGGCCAGTGTTTGATCCGCGGTGCGTACTTGCATGTTCTGAACGTTATCACAAAAGGTGGCCGACTTTCAACACTTTCTTTTTTCACTCTTTCCAATTCACTGTCAGGTCTGCTTCGCGTCCGCGCCCTGTCGCGCATCGCCTCCGCTTTGCGTCTGAACCGCGGCGACGCGTTGTTGATATTCGCGCCAGTTGGCTTGCTCCTGGTCATAATCCAACCCGCGCCGCTGGCTCCAGGTTTGCGGAGAGAGAATGCCACTCTCGAACTCGATGCGCATGGCCTCGACTTCCCTGTTGGGATCGCGCACCTCCAACGAAGGTGGGATCACCATCACTTCAATCGCGTCCTCCACCTCCGCGGGCAGTCGACCAGCCCAGATCGCGTTGTGCAGCACGCGCCACATCACGCTCAGATCGTCGTTGACGATCTCGGCCTGCAGCCGCGCGAACATTCGCAGGGCTGGCGATTCGGCCACCAGGGTCGACGCATAATTGGCGTTCGAAGCATCGGAGCTCAACATGAACTCGGGCATCACCAGCCGGCTGGCGATCGCTCGCAGCTCCGCCTGCAGCACGGTGACATAATTGGCCGCGTCCAATCCGGCGGCCGGAAAATCGTATTCGATGCCGCCATGACTATCCAAAATGGTGCCGGGCGCAAAGCGGCGAAAGTTGGTCGTTCCGCTCGCTCCCGCCGCGGACGACTGCTCGCTGGTGCTGGCAACGAATTGCTGCACCGTGCTCTTGGTGCCCGCGCGATGTTTGCGGATCAGGGCGATCGCCGACTGAATCTCCGACACCACGCTCATATTGCGCAGCAGCTTCTCGGCGCGGCGCAAGTTCTTGCGTACCGGATAAAACAGCGGCAAGCCGCGCTTCACATTGCCATCGACGTTCGCCTTGCGATGCTGAATCTCCGCGGCATCCACCGGCTGCTCGTCGATGTAATAGACCAAGGGTGTCTCCACGTCGTCCGGCTCGGTGCGAATGCCAAAGCTGACTGACGGGTCGTCGCCCGCGGCGCGCGGCGTTGCGACTTGCCCTGGTTCGACAAAGCGGACGCGCGTCACGCCCTCGGGACTGACAAAGAACCGCAGGAAAGCTTCACCATCCCGATCGATGCGGCGCACGATCTCCTGTTGGCGGCGGTGCCACTGATTCTCGTAAATGAAATCGTCGAGCACTTGCTGGGCCGCCTGGCACCATGCCGGCAGCACGTCGCGCCCTTTCTTGGGCGATGCACGATACGAATGCCCCGCGCCGACCAGATAGCTGATGCGATTCTCGTGACCGTTGATCGCAAACTCGTTTTCGATCGCCAACGCCCGGCACTGCTGCCGGATTTCCGTCAGTTGCATCTCGTTGACAAAGGGAACCCGCGCGGCGGACGCAAGGCAGCCTTGCATGCCCAACCCCAACCAAGTTTCCCCGCCATCGTGCCAGGCTTCGCTGGGATCGACGAACGCATCCCATAGACCTTGCCAGGCTTCGGATAGCCGGCGGTTCAATTGCCTTTCCAAGTTCGTCTCGTTTCGCTCTAGCGTGTGGTTCAATGTTCTTTCGGCGCTCATGGCTCACCTCCTTCGTGTGGATGGTCGTGGATAATCAATGTCAGGCCGCAAGCCGAATGCTGCGTCATCCGATCGGCAAACGATCTCCCAGGTTGTCTCCCGCGGCCGGTTGCGCGACCAATTCCCCCAGCAAGCGCAAAGCCATCTCCAGCGCGTCAGGCCCGTCGTCATGGGTCCCCTGCGGAAATTCCCGCATTTGCTCCACCAGCAAACGGGTGCCGGGCGAATCGTTTTTGAAGCGCAGCCGCCGAGCTGAAAGATGCGGGCCCAGGCGACGAATGCGCACCAATTTGTTCACGCGATTGTCGATGCTCCACGGATGCACATCGATCAGCCCCTGGCGGACGAATTCGGCCGTGAACTCTCCGGCCAGCAGTTCTTGAAACTGGTTGATCTCCACGCCGAAGGCCTGGGGTGCAAACCACCGACAGATCTCGGCGCCGGCAGACACCATTTCTGGCGTGCCGCGTCGCGCCAGGTCCGCCTCGACATAGACCAGGCCCGCGGCGTCCACCCCCGCGCAGACATAGGCCGAAAAGTCGCCGCGCCGTGCGTCGCTCCCTTTGCTCGGGTCCAATGCCACGACCTTGGCCAGCAACGTCCGCGGCCACTCGCTAAACCAAATCTGCTCATCAAAATATTCCTCGGGCCATTCGCACGCTTCGGGGTTCAATGGCTGCCCTTGCTTCTCGCGCTCAAATGCCGTGCGGCCCCCCTCCACGCGCATCCGCATCAGCGTGTAAAGATCTTCCTCGTCGGGCCACAACAGTTCGGCGCCCGTTTCCATGGCCGTGCGATGCTGTTCAAAAAAGGCCCGGGCGGCCGCCGGTCCCTGATCGGGCTTGGGATCGCAATAGATCGCCTCCCAAGCATGCCACAGGCTCATTTCCGCGGGCCACTGTTGGATTGCCCGGAACACGCGCGAGATCCAACCCGGCGTGCGATCCAGCTCTAGCGCGAGCGCATCGCGATGCAGCGCGGTCGCCAGGTTGACGATATTGGTGAGCTTGGTTCCCGCCTTGAGCAACGTCCCCTGAAACCACTGCCGCGCGTGCTCACGCTGCAAGGCGGAGCGCATGTGGCCGTCGTTTTGCAGATCGTCACAGATGATCAGCGTTGGCCGATGTGCCTGGCGGCGCCGCCCGCGCAGCCGTTGGCCGGTGCCAAACGCTTCGATCACCACGCCATTGCGCAGTTGCACGGCATTGGAGCGCCAGATAGCTCCGCGCCCCGCGGCATGGGGATAGTCGGCTGCCAAACCGGCGTTGTCGGTCAGTTCGTGTTTGATATTTTCCAGATGCGCGGCGGCCTGATGTTTGGTATCCGATACGATCCAGATATAGGGTTCCCAGCCCTCGACGGCGGCTCTCAGCGCTTGTGCCAACGTGCCCAACGTCGATTTGGCGCCGCCGCGGGGCCCAATCACGTTCAGCTTCGCGCCGCGCTGGGCGCACATTTGATCCAACTGTTCGGCCAGCCACAGATGCATGGCCGAGGGTGCGCGGCGGAAATGCGCCGGCAGGTAATGGCGTCCCCAGGCCAGCAGGTCGGGGGGACCGCTGGCGGTTCGGCACTGCTGCTTCAGCAGATCTCGCAGCCGCGCGGCCACGGCGCCCCACGCTTCCACCGAGATGCCGGCATCGTCCCATCCGGAGTTTCGATTCATGCGTCGCACTCCCCGGTTGTCGCCTGCAGCGACGCGGTGAAGTTCTTGAGCCGCGCGACGATTCGCTCGCGCGTGATCGGTTCGGAGACTTCCTCGGCCACCATGCCGGCGAACTGTGTCAAGAACTGCGTCACTTGCTCCAGCGAGAACTGCCGTGGGTCACGGCGGGCCCAGCGGTCGGGATACTTGCGTTCCAAGGCCCACGCGGCGGCGCGCCAATAGCGTCCTTCCTTGGCTGCCTTGTTGATATAGGTGAGATGCAAGACCTCGTGCTTCGACTCGGCCTGTCGCAGCGCCAGGCCAAACGTCGGGTCCCGTTCGGCCGTACGCCGGATCGTGGCCACGTGGCAGCCCACATAGCGGGCCGCGGTGGCGCGACTGCACCCGACGGTCAAGATCGCGCAGATCTCGCCCCGTTTGACATCATCCAGAATTCCGCGCCGCCCTTTTTCCATGACGTGATTCTCTCTGGTCCGCCCGCGGAGTGTTGGCTAGGAGCGCCTATCCGCTTCGCCCAAGTACTCGAACGACACCACGGCCCGCCCGCGCGAACTGCGATAATCGTGGATGAATCGCGAAGTGTCACCCGACCCTGCCTTGAGGACACGCACCGTGCGCCAGCGTGCTGATCGGCGACAATGGGCCAGCAGCGCCGGATGACTGGCCGTCACGTTGATGCGATGGCCTTGAGCTCGATGCAACTCACAAACCGTCTCGGCCACGCGCATGCCGATCCCCACGCCCTGATAATCGGGCAGTGTCACCATCCGCGTGATCCGCCAATGATTGCGGCGGCCGATCACGGGCAGCGTGGCGCAGAACGAAACAGGATTCCCTCGCCAGCAGGCCACATAGCACCGCGCCGTTTCGCTGAGCGATCCGGTCAGATAATGATGCGGCGCAAACAGCTTCCACAGTCGATGTTTTGCCCGAAAAAGCTCAAGCTCGATTTCGGGTCGCCGAAGCCGCCTCCGCTGGCAGGTGCGCCCCGCCATGTCGACAATCCAATCCGGCTCCAGCCACTCGGCCACATCATAGTGACAAGTGACCGCCACAAAGCGACAGTTGAGCGTCCCTTGACGCACCGCCTTGGCCACGGCGGCCGATCCGATCCGCGCGACATTCCGATCGACCACGCTGGTGAACTCATCAAACACCACGATTGGCAAGCCATTCTCCGCGCCGGCGGACCCCTCAACCGACATTCCGCGTGCCAGGGCTCTAGCCAGGTCACAACGAAATCGCTCCCCACCGCTCAGCACGTGATACGGTTTGATCCACGATGGCGGCGAGCTAAACCCTACGGCCGTCAACAACCCGGTGATTTGCCTGGTCGCCAACTCTCCAAAGCAATCGACCACGGCCCTGTCCGTTGGCCACGACTGTTCGGCGCTCAGATACTCTCCCAATGCCGCGCGAGCCAGGCTCGTTTTGCCACTTCCTGAGGGTCCCACGATCAATCCGATTTGCCACGGTTCGTCCGTGCCGGGCAATTCCACGGAAAAGTTCGTTTGGCAGCGCTGCTCGATAGGAACATCGAACATGCCCCCCACTTGTTGCACGCGAAACGAATCGTGCACCGGACAACTCAATCGAACGTCCACCACCGGCATGTCGGCCTCCCCCGTTCTGAGCGAAATCAATGGTCACGCGTTCCATGCCGCTCTACAGCGACAACACCCGACACCGAAATCCTTCGCCGGTCATCCGCTCATACACCATCCGCTGCTGGCTTTCGTCGCCACATTCGACCACGACCTGGAACGCGGAAGGCACGATCAGGTCTTGCATGGCGGGCTCCTCCGCCGCCTCGATCGCGCTGTCGGCCTGCAACGCATCCAGCATGGCCCGCACCGCGTGATTGTCGGTCTCCACATCGGCCACCAGCGCCGCCAGCAACTCGGCGTCAGTCTCGGCCATTGCCGACAAGGGATCGAGCGTGGCCAACAGTTTGAGCGTCTCCTGTTCGTCGACATCCAACACCAGCACGGGCACGAGCATGTCGGGCGTGGTCTCGGCCCGCAGATGACCATCGATCAACTGCAACGTGCCGTCGTCCAGTTCGCGGGCCACCAAGGCATCGGCATAGCCAATCTCGGCCAGCACGCCTCGCATGGCGTCTTGTTGCGATTGAGGATGCGTCCGCCAGTTGCGCGGATGGGGTTTGAGCTGACTGGCCACCACGCGGCGAAAGTCCTTGATGCGATCGCGAATTTGCATGCCGTTTTCTCCCGTGTTTACTTGCAACTTCACTCTATATCTCCCGGCGATCCAATCCGTGGCTTTACTCGCCGCGCAATCGTTCGGCGATATGCGACAACTGCACGTCGTGGGTATCCAAACGCGATTGATGCCGGCTTGTCAGATCCCACAGCCGCCGGTGGTCGTTGTTGGTCTGTTCCAGCTGGTCGCACAGATCGACGATTTTGCTGGCGATGACCGCTAGCTTGGCGTGCACCTTGACCATCCATGGTCCCAGTGCCAACGCCAGCGAAAGCGCGGAGCCCGCCAACAGGCTCCATTCAGAAAAACTCATGGCCCTTGGTTCTCCTTTCTGCGACGGCTAGCTCAGGGAGCTTCACCCGGCGCGGTCGTGAACGCGGCACTGGCGGCAGCCGCGGTGTCGGTGGTCGCGCCTTGTGTCGACCCCAGCACCACCGGCGACACGCCATTGGTCAGCACGGCCGTCGAAGGCCAGCGCCGGGCCAGCACCAACGCCTCGTTGAACGGAATGCCGCGGATCGCCGAAAGATCGCTTTCGGTCGGCCACCATTGCAGTGGCGGACG